ATTCCGCTGATTATACAGGCAGGTATCGACCTGCTCATTTCACTCATTGGAGCGCTTCCGCAGATTATAACCACCATCGTAAACGCGATCCCCGAAATCATCGGTGGCATCATCGAGGCGGTGCTTGGAAATATCGATAAGATCATCATGGCAGGCGTTCAGCTGTTCGTCTCGCTCATTCAGAACTTGCCGAAAATAATCGTGGAAATCGTCAAGGCGGTACCGCAGATTATTGCAGGCATCGTTCAGGCATTCGGCAATCTCATGTATAAGATTGTCGACATCGGCGGCAATATCGTCAGCGGACTCTGGGAAGGCATCCAAGGTCTTGCAAGCTGGCTGTGGGATAAGGTCAGCGGATGGATTTCTGGCATCTGGGACGGCATTTGCGACTTCTTCGGAATTGCGTCGCCCTCCAAAGAAATGGGCTGGGTTGGCGAAATGCTGGTGGAAGGCTTGGCAGGCTCTATCAACGATAACGGCAAAGACGCAGTCAAGGCCGCAGAGGGCATGAGCAACGACATCACCGATGTGATGCAAGGTCTGGCAAAGGACATGGAAACCTCCATTCCGACGGATTTCGACATTTCCGCAAATGCCAATGTAGCGTCGACAATGGCTGGATCGTCGCTGGCACCGGCAAACGCAGGATACGGCGGATTCACAATGGAGACGTTCATGACAAATGTCGTTACGGCTCTGAAGGAAGCGGTTGACAGTCTGGCTTTTGGCGGCGACTTGGTAATCCCTGTTTATGTAGGCGGCACCATGCTGGATGAAGTAATCGTAACAGCGCAGCAGCGCGTAAGTTTGAGAAGTGGAGGTAGATGATCGTGCATACACAATATATTATTTTCAACGGCGAAAATCTGCCTTCGCCCACCAACTACAATATATCCCTCTCCGCAGTCGTGGCAGATTCATCGGGCGAGACGGAGGCAGGAACAACACAAAGAGACATTGTCAGGATCGGTGTCGTAACAATCGCGCTGGCATTTCAGACAAACGCCGTATGGCTGAAAAAGCTGACGGCGTATTCGAAGTTGCCGAAATTGACGGTGCAATACTTCGACACCGACGATCTGACGCTAAAAACAACCGAGATGTATATCGACGGATACAAGGCATCTCTCATGCAGGATACGCCCAAGAAGGGATTTTGGAATGTGTCCTTCAACTTGAAGGAACTGTGAGGTGGCAGCATGTATCCAGTTTCAGATAAATTTCTCGCAGCAATCGCGTCCAACGCCAGACAGTACAGGTGGTCAGGAACGATCACCACGAAAAGCGGCAAAGAATACAACTTCGATAACGAAGACATCGTCAAAGGCAGCGGATACATAACCCGTTCCTGCTGCGGCAACGCGGAAATAGAACTGGGTACAGTCTATGCTTCGGAAATGGGCATTTCGCTGTTTTCGAACATTGACAGATATTCGCTGGACGGAGCGACGGTGCGGATGTACTTTCACTTGGCGTTACCAGACGGAACAGAGGAAACCGTACCGATGGGCGTATTCGAGGTGTCGGAGGCAAACCGAACCACGAAAACACTTGAAATCAAGGCATACGACTATATGCTCCGCTTCGACAAGCCGCTTTCGGTGGACTATTCAAACGGCACGCCGTACAACTATCTTTCGGTCATGTGTACGGAATGCGGTGTAACAATGGCGCAGACGCAGGCGCAAATCAACGCACTCACCAACGGCACCGCCACGTTGGGTATTTACATTGAAAACGACATCGTAACCTTCCGCGATTTGCTCTATTACGTAGCGCAGGTCGTTGGCTGCGTCGCGCAGATCAATCGCTTCGGCAAATTGGAACTCATTCCGTACAAGCATGAGCCGGACGTGGAAATGCCGCAAACGCACCGATTCGACAGCAACTATTCGGATTTCGTAACACGCTATACGGCAGTATCGTCGAGCAACCTCGTTACAGAGGAGGCGGAATATTACGGTCTGGAAAACGATGACGCGCTCACAATGAACTTGGGCGTCAATCCGCTATTGCAGTTCGGACTTGTGGCAACGCGAGAGCGACTACTCCGCGCAATTCTCAATGCAATTGCAGCAATCGAATATGTGCCGTGCGATGTAACCGTAATCGGCAATCCCGCACTCGACCCGATGGATGTTATTCGTTTTACAGGCGGCCACGCAGATGACAGCAAAATGTCCTGCATTACGAGCATTACCTATAACATCAACGGCAAACACAAAATAAAATGCGTCGGTAAGAACCCGAAGTTGGCAGCAGCGAAATCGACCAACGATAAAAACATCACTGCACTGATGAATCAGGTGGAGGAGAAAAAGACGGTCGTTTATTCCTTCGTAAACGTAGCGCCATACGATATAGAATCCAACCCGTTTGAGATTCTCAATATCGACTACATTTCAAAGGAAACGACGTCGGCTATGTTCCTCGCAGAAATACTCCTCAATGTTACCGCAACCGAGGAGGTACAAAGCATCGAAGGTACAGTAACCTACGATGACGAAACACAAAAAGCGGTAGTCTTTAATTTTACGCAGAAAGCAGCACCGGAACTGACGGTGACATATAAGCTGAACGGCACCGAGATAGCGACGTTCAAGCCGAAGCAGGTATATCGTGAAGGTCGACAGATTTTAACGCTATTCCTGCCCTTGACAGATATTATCGAAAACAGCACCAACAGCTTTGCCGTTCTGCTTAACGTGGAGAACGGAACAGCAACCATAGGAGCAGAACAGATACGTGCTACGATCAGCGGTCAAGGTCTGGTAGCAGGCATCGGTAGCTGGAACGGTAGAATTAGTATTACTGACGAAATCAGCGCCGTAACACTGGAGGCGTTTGCATCGGTCAACATCGAGAACGTGCATACGGCAGCAGTGGTCTCCCAGCCGAATATATCGAGACAGGCAGTACAGCAGGTGCTTACGGAAATCGCTGTTTCTGGATTTTCTGCGGTTATGCTGGACGGCATCAACGAAAGAGTCACAGCAGGAGAAGTTATCAAAACGGCGACGATCAGTACGGAATACGACGAAGGATACTTCTACAACAGGATTTTTATTACAACGGAAAACAATACGTTTGCATTACGCACCTCAACCGTGTTCAATGGCGCGGTGGCTACCATTGACAGCGGGCTGATAACGGCGGTGCAAATTCCGTTTGAAAACTACGAAACAGTTACAGGATTGGAGGTGTCGGAATAATGGCAATAAGAAACTACGAAAGCGTGCAAGAGATTATTGACGCAGGAACGACGTATATGACCACGCTGAGTAGTACCTCCAACGACGACGGTACGATCAGCATTTCCAATCCACCTTCATGGATAAAGTTCAACGGAGTAACGCCGACCACGATGTACGCCAGCGGCAACTCGTGGTTTGGTGTTACCGGCAATACGGAGCAGATACGCTTCAATCGCCGTGACGCAAAGATATATTACCTATATGCCGAGGAAGGCACCTTGTACGAATACTACCATTTTTACAAGCTGCGTTGGCGTGGGTACTCCGCTTACAATAAAACGACCAGTTCCTATTCACAGGAATGGGAGGTTATCTTCTTTAGCACAGGCGACATTATGATCCGCGCCGTTACCATACCGACCAGCAGCTACAGCGGCACGTTCAACATTGTCGCAGCGCAAACCTATACGTATTCAGCACCCAGCACGTCAAAAAGGTACGTTTCTTTCTACTCGCAGGACGATAACAACAGCACATTCCAAATCTCATACGACATCATCGATATTCCGCTTCCGTTTCACAAACGCTGGCTGATAGAAGATGGTGGCGTTTTCTATAACGTCGTCGATGGCGCACTAAATCCGTTGGAAATCACGGAATTGACCGCAGCAAACCTTCTGGAATACGGAAACGACGATCCACCGGACGGATCGCTTCTGCTCTCGTTGGTGGCACCGACCATCTACCATTGGAATGACAGCAATAGCGAGGAATTCGAAGTGCCGACGCAGCCGGAAATCAAGGCAACGCTGGCGGCAGTTCCGTACACGCAGCTGTTGGAAGTTCACGTGGACATGAGCCACGAAACGATAACAGGCATCGGCAGCGTCAGTGCGCAGTACGGAGGAGACGTACTTGCGATGTATTCGCTGGATGACGGCGCGAATTATACCGAGCCAATTCCGATGGCGGATTTTCTGAATTTGGACTTTGCCACGATATTCGCAGGGCTGCCTGAAGATAAGGTGCTATATCTGCGATTTTCGCTGTGCGCAGAGGCATTCCTCGAACATGTCCTGTTCAATTTTACAAACACATAATGGAGGCACATCATGTTAAAAGGAACAACAAGAATAGAACTGACGGATGTCCATACAGGCGAGAAACAGGTCGTAGAGGATCACAATATGGTGACCAATGCGTTGAGTATGCTTTATCAGCCCAAGCTCGGACACCTCACCCAAGAGTCAACACTCAGAGGATTTACGCCTGCATACAGCGCGATGATGGGCGGACTGCTGCTCTTCGATGACACTATCCCCGAAGACCCGAATCAAATCTTTGCACCGGCAGGCCTCAACGTAACTGGCTGTGCGAGATACAACGAGGTCAATACGAGTACAGGCAAAGTGCAAGGCAGCTACAACCTCACCGAGAGTAAGTACGATTCCACCAACAAAAAGATGACATTCGTATATGACTTCAATACGTCCCAAGGCAACGGCACAATCGCTTCCGTTTGCCTGACAAATATAGACGCGGGATACGGAGCGTATGGTAGCGACCTGACATATTTGCAGGATCTCACGCGAACCACGTTCACCACGCCGTTGGAATATTTGATAGGCGACAAAGACCAGTATGCAGGCGTTTCCGTCGGTCAGTACGAGCATCTCTTTTACTTAGACCCAGAGGACGATACTGCGTACTATTTCACCGTCGTGGATAGCACACACCTTCAGGTGACGAAAAGGCTGATGAGACTAAAAACTTTCTCGCTATTTTCAAACAGCTTGAAGGTGAAGGAAAAACTCGATTTGCAGGTACTGTCAAACGCGCTCGGCAGCTACAAGTGTTATAATTTCGACCCAGACGATAACGCGCTGTATATTTTTTCGTCTACGGCCTCAACCGTTGCGATCAATGGCACTTTCCTCGTCACAAAAATAGATATTGATACTTGGGCGGTAACACAGTACACGCTTTCCAATACGGGAGACGCGATACTGTATTCAAATTCACGCTGGGCATTTGCGCACCGCGGATACGCATATCTTTCAAGCAACGCGAGTTCCTATGCGTACTACAAGATAGAAATTGCAAACACGGTAAACATCACCAAGCTGTCAGGAACGACGAGCAATAGATGCACACCGCTTTTCGCACATGACGGTATCGTGCATTATCAGTATCTCTCCACATCGAGCAGCGCGGTAGCATCAGGAAGCAGGCACTACCTTGCGGACTCCGTTTTGAACAAAATGGTGTTCAGCGGGAACGCATACATTATGAGCATACTGTACAGCAAGACATGCTATTCGCCTGGCATGATACCCGTCAAAGGATTCCCGCTGGTATATTACTGCAGTCTGGGCGCGAATGCAACACCGACATTTAATTACCGAACAGACTATTTGGCAACCATCAATAATCTAACCGAGCCGGTGGTTAAAACGGCGGACAAGACGATGAAGGTTACTTATATCATCGAGGAGCAATAACGCAGGAAGGAGGAAAAGCTATGGAACTTATTACGACATTGGCAGCAACGATTACGGCACTGGGCGTCATTACCGGTGCAATCTTTGCGCTATACAAATGGTTTTTGAAGCAGGAAAAGCAGGACAAGGACATCAAGGCAATCAAGGAGGAGCAGACCATCTTGACGCAGGGTGTCCTCGCCTGCCTCAAGGGCTTAAAGGAACAGGGCTGCGACGGACCCGTAACCGCCGCAATCAAACAAATCGAAACGCACCTAAATAAACAGGCGCACCAATAAGGAGGATATCACTATGACTAACTTTATCGAATTCGCAACCATTCCCGCGATCGCAGCGATCGTATACACCATCATCGACATCACAAAGACAGCAGTCGGCGGCACCGAGAAATTCGCCCGCTTCATTCCGCTGGTAGCATGCGCACTGGGCGCGATCATCGGCGTGGTGGCTTTCTATTGCGTCCCTGGGGTGATGGAGACATCCAACATTCTGGTTGCAATCGTTCTCGGAGCAGCAAGCGGACTTTCTGCAACTGGTACAAACCAGGCAGTCAAGCAGCTCGTAAAGGGCAAAACCGAGGAGAGTGATACAAATGAAACTGCATAAGCTGATACTGACCGAGAACGCTTGCTACAAGGCAGGCAGGAAGATTACGGTCAAAGGCATTATGGTACACAGCACCGGCGCAAACAATCCGTGGCTGAAACGCTACATCGGACCCGATGACGGACAGCTCGGACAGAACCGATATAATAACCATTGGAACACATACCACCCCAGCGGGCGCGAGGTATGTGTTCATGCTTTTATCGGCAAACTGGCAGACGGCAGCATCGCTACATACCAGACGCTTCCGTGGGATCACAGGGGCTGGCATGCAGGCGGCAGCGCGAACAACACGCACATCGGCTTTGAAATTTGCGAGGATGACCTCACCAATGAGGCATACTTCAAGAAGGTATACACCGAGGCGGTTGAACTTTGCGCGATGCTGTGCAAGCAGTTCGGGTTGACCGAGGCAGACATCATTTGCCACTGCGAGGGACGCAAACTTGGCATCGCATCCAATCACGGCGATGTCATGCATTGGTTCCCCAAGTTCGGCAAAAGCATGGACAGCTTCCGCGCGGATGTCAAGGCGCTGCTCACCACCGAGCAGGAGGAGGCATCGAAGGCGGACATTGGCAATGGCAGCGTCGTGGAGTTCACCGATACTGCCACCAAATACACGCCCGCAGGCAAAGAGATCCCCACGTGGGTAAAGCGCGACTATAACCACATCGTAACGCAGACTACTTCGCGCGGCAAAGCGGTTATCAAGGATGGCGAAAAATGCGTCCTCCTTGGCAAGAAGCAAGCCAAACGTGGTGGCGCGGTTATCGCAGGCATCAACACTTGGGTGGCGGTAAGCAATCTCAAGCTGGTTGAGGATCACGCAGAGAAAACCGAGCAGCAGCGCACATATACGGTGCAGCGCGGCGATACGCTCTGGGGGATCGCAAAAAAGGCGCTCGGAAAAGGCGCACGTTATACGGAAATCGTAAAGCTCAACGGATTGAAAACCTCCACCATTTACGCGGGACAGGTATTGAAGCTCCCGCAGGAATAAGGAGGTCACATGAAGAATAAAGCAAAAGAAGCATTCGCAGCGGCGATCGTACAAACGCTTTGGCTCAAGGGTATGATCACCACCAAAGAACGCGACCGCATGCAGCAGAAAACAAAGGAAAAACTACAGCGCGGCAATTGCTAATTCTTTATGTTTCTTCGCATTTGGGCTGGACTTTTCCGCTTCTTTCTGGTATCCTTGCCCCTGCCAATTAGGCGGGGGCAAAAAAATTTACATCAGTTCAAGCCCACCAATACGAAGGAGGTAATAAGGAATGGCAAAGAAACGCATAGTCGCATACATCCGCGT